ATCAGCCACCGGGCGGCGAGGGCGTTCGCCAGGTTCACGTCATCCGACCGGCCGAGCGACGCCTTGTGGATCCCGAACGCCTCCATCATCAGCTCGCCCGACACGTCGACCATCTGGGCGAACTGCATGTCCCGCTGCGTGAACTTCCGCTCGACCCACTCGGCGTTCTCCAAGATCCCCACCGTGTGAGCGCGGGCGACGCCCTTGTGCTGCTCCCGCCACCGCTCCTGCCACGTCTTGAACTCGGTGTCGCTCAGCGACTTGGTGAACTTGACGAACCCGCCCGGCTCCGCCGAGTTGATGAAGAAGTTCCGGTTCCACTCGATCGAGTAGCGCCGACTGTCGGCCACGGCGAGGATCGCCTGCACCGGACCCATCCCCCGATACGGATCCATCGGGTTCGGCATCTTCAACTGGATCACCTCGTCCAACCCCAACGGGATCAGCTGCCCATCCCATCCCCGGTACACGAACCCCGAGATGAACTCCGTGGGGTGCGGCACCGGCGCCATGCGGTCCGGGCGGATCGGCCACAGCTCCAACGGGAGGCTCGAGCGTTCGTCGCGGCCGATCACCCACCACGCCTCGCCGGTGAGGTCCAAGTGCTGTTGGAACGTCTCGACGAACTCTTGCCTCGCGGCGAAGGGGTTGGGCTTGGCCCACAGGTCGAGCGCGGCGTGGGCGGTGACCTCGGTGCGTTCGCCTTTGCGGTTGGAGCGGTAGAGCCGCCAGTTGACTTTGGCGGTGCCGTTGCTGGTGCGGTTGACGATCCCGAAGAGGGTGCCGACGGTGCCCATGGCTTGCATCTGGGCGACGGCGTTGTTGGGGCCCCCACCCATGGCTTGGGCGAACCGGGACCGCGACGGAGGTGAGGGGGACCGGGGCGACGTTGCGGAGCGACCGCAGGGAGCGCATCAGTCGAGGCCCCAGTTCCACCGTGGGCCGTCGGACTCCAACGTCACCACAGGCAGCACGTCGTGGGGCTCGACTGACTCGGGCAGGGCCGGGTCATCAACGGTGAAGGCCGCGGACCGGGCATTGGGCTCCATCTCGATGCGCGCGACCCGGCTCCCCTCGGGCAGGTGCAGGGCCTGGGCCAGCAGCTCGATCGTCACCTCAAAGCGGGCTGCCCGCATCAGCCCTCGTCCCCGCTCGGGCCGGTGAGCATCTCGACCACGACCCCGCACAGGGCCAGAGTGAACCAGCCGAGCGGCGCCCAGATTTGCCATGCACCATGGCAAACGGCGGCCATCGACCCCAGGTAGAGGACCGGCCTACGCAGGCGTGCACCCGCGTTGACCAGCGCCGACCAGATCCAGCCGATCAGCCCGGCTGTACGGGTCCTCGCTGCGTGGGCGGTGCCATGGCGGCGGATGGCAAACGACCGGCGCCGACGGAGGACGGGTCGCTCCAGGGTGGCTTGCACCCGGTCAGAGTGGCGACCGCCTGACGCGCGGCTACAGCGGCGTTGGCTTGCCCGTGCGGTTCATCTCCAGCCACCGAGCCTCAAGCCACGCCACCTGCCTGTCCGTCAGCGGGGTCCTCACGATGACCAGAGCGAGGTTGTCGCCGAGCGTCCCCCAGTTGGCGTACACGCGAGTAGGCACGCACCAGTTGGCGAGTCGCTGCCACATCACTCAGACCTCCCGTCGGAGGCTGCGGCGCTGAGGCGGGCGAGGGCACGGGTCAGACCCTCGGCCTCGCTTTGTGCGCCCCGGGCGAGACGGACCACGCTCTCGACGAACGGGATTCAGTCGGCGATCGATTAGAGCGCGGGTGGCTCGGGTGGTGTCGCCGAGGTAGTCGTACTCGATCGCCGTTCGCAGCTCGTCGTCGGTCGGGTTGGCTGGCTGGCTCTCAATTCCCATGTCCGGTGTGCCTTCCTACTGCGAGACGTTTGTGAGACCCCATGACCTGCACCTCGACGCGGCGTCGTGAGACGTCCACCAATCGGACGTATGTGAGACGACCCATCAGAGCCACCTCACCCTCGGTTCACCCGCACCAAGGTCGCGCTCGGCCACCATGTACCGCACGCAGTCGGCGCCGTCATCCGACTCCTTCAACGGCGCCTCCTTCACCTTGCTGTTCGACCACACGTACCCGGGGATCTCCTCCGCCGTGCACGCCGGGAGCTTCGCCTCCACCTGATCCGGGTCCCGCTCCGCCACCGTGTCCCGCATGATCACCAGCCGCGGCCGCCCATCCCCCGCCACCTTCAACCGGGACTGCACCGCCTGCAACCCGTCCGACACGCTCTTGTGCGCCGGGGACGTCGACCGTCCGAGGTGGCGCTCCAGGGTGGCCCGGTCCTCGGCGTCGTGGTCACAGATCACCCCCCGCGGTTCCGGCTCCCGCCACTCCCGCCGACCCGCAGCCACCGCCGCCAGCACACCAGCGGCGGTCTCCGTGTCCTCCTCCCGCCGCTGCTCGCCCTTCACCCACCCCGTCACCTGCACCATCACGTCACGGGCATGGTCCTCCACGAGGCGCTTCGTCCGGTAGATCTCGGCGTACAGGTACAACCGGCCGTCCGGGTCCTCCGCCCACCGCTGCAACACAAACGGATGATTAAAACCGAAATCGACGACCCACCACCGGTCCCACTCCTTCGGCACCCAGAACCGATCGACCAGGTGCACCGCCGGATCCCACTCGTCGTAGATCACCCCCTCCGCCGCGACCCACTGGCCGTGCCGCAGACGGGCCTTACGTGGCCCTGTGAGCCGATCGAGCTTCCCCTCGATGTAGTCATGCCCCGCGGCGGTCATCGTCCCGTCAGCGTCGAAATAGAGGGGGTTGTCCTCGTGCCGCGACTCGAGCACTTTCGTCTGGCCTTCGTTGCACCGGACGTTCAGCCAGTGGGTGGGGATGTCCGGGTTCGTGTCGGCCATCAGCTGCTGGAACGAGATCGCCCCGTTCCTCAGCCGGGTCGTGAGCGCTTCCCAGTCGCCCTCCGCGAGCTCGATGGCCTCCTGGGCGTAGATCCAGTCGTACTCGGTCGACATGACCTTGGAGGCCCGGTCGAGGCCGGCGAGGGTGATCGTCGACCCGTTGCCGTACCGGTACTGGGCCGGCTCCCGTGCGGAGCCGCCGAAGTAGGCGACGGTGCCGTTGGCGATCAGCTCGGGGACGACGGCCTTCTCGAACGTGACCACCGCCGACCCGGACAGCGAGGCGAGGGTCTTGCGGACGATCAGGCCCCGCGCCCGGGGGTTGAGGAGGGAGAGGAGGTTGCCCTTCTCCAAGCAGGCCCGGCTCTTGCCCGTGCCGGCTGGGCCGGAGAGGAGGATCTCGGGTGAGCGGTCCTCGAACAGGCGCTTGCACGCGCCTCTCGGCTCGTAGCGGTGGACCAGCTCCGCAGTGGTCACGCGTCGTCTCGGCTGGCCCGCCATAGCCAGGCCCCATAGGCCACGAACACCAGCACGACCAGTCCGAGATAGGTCACGTCAACCCGGCCAGGTCCACGCCCTCCACCCGGAACGTCACCACACCCTCCGCCGCGACCTTCACCGGCGAGTCCAACCCCAGCAGCCGAGCCCGGCGCTCGGCGATCCGCACCAGCCGGTCCACCGCCCGCAACACCGGGTCGTCGTCGAGCAGCGGCCTGCCGTCCCGCTCGATCACCTTCCCGTGCGACACCGTCACGTGCTCCCGGTCCAGCACCTCCCACACCTTCACGTAGAGGGCATCGAGGCGGTCCAGCTCCAGGGTGCGCAGCTGATCCGCTGCCTCGACCTGAGCGGCCGTCCGCTCGGCCAGCGCCCGGGAGATGTCCTGCGACACCTTCGTGATGTCCCGCCCTTGCAGCGCTGCGATCTCGGTGGGGGTCTTGCCCTCGATGCGGAGGCGGATGGTCTCTGCCCGACGTAGGGCGATCACGGCTGCCTGCGCCTTGGTCGGGCGGCCCATCCCTACGTTCCTTGTGCCTTGGCGTTCAGCATGTCGCCGCACCCGGTCATGCGACGCCGTACCCGTTCAGATCGAACGGCCGCTTGAGCTCGTTCTCCATCATGAGCCGGACGTGGACCGTCCCGAACGACGACCCCGGGTTGACACCCCGGATCGCCTCGTCGAGCGCCACCTCGCTGTAGACCCGGATGATGTCGTCGAGGGTCAGGTTGTCGTACATCAGGCTTCCGCTGGCAGGTAGCTGGGCTCGACCTCGCCCAGTCCGGTTGCCTCGACCACGGGTCGTCCGGTGAGCAGCTCGGCGCCGCGCAGGATCCGGACCTCACCGGGGCGGATCACGGTCATGGCGTGCGCCTTGTAGGCACGGACCGGCCCCAGCTGAGCGGGGCAGTCGACGCAGACCGCCTCGCTCAGGTCGACGTCGGTCACGGGCTCGCCGGTGACCGCCCACTCCGTGCCGCAGCTCGGGCAGCGGAGTGCCTCGACCGGTCCGGGTCCGTGGATGATCGGGGCGCCATCGGACTCGCGGACGGGGCGCAGTTCGACCCACCCCGAGTCCTCGTCGCCGGCCAACGCTTCGACGGTCTGGTCGGTGACGTCGCGGCCGCGGTAGAGGATGCACCAGCCCAAGCCGATGGGGGCGAAGCGGACGCCGATGTGGCCTTCGTGGACCGGGGTCGGGGACAGCTTCTCGGGGGGTGGGGTCACTTCGCAGGTGACGCAGGTCACCGGTCGGCCTCGGTGGTGAAGTCGAAGGTGATCTCGTCGACCCGGGCCCGCTTGTCGGCGGGGAGCCCGTTGACGACGCCGCTCGACCACCGGACGTTGGCCTCCTCGTACTGGGCGAAGGCCTTGCCGTTGTCGTCCAGGCACAGCACGTAGGTGGCCTGGCTGTCGCCGGGGTAGACGCCGGTCGGCTCACCCTGGGGGACGAGGACGTCGGTCTGGCCGCCGCGGTCGGGTGGGTCGACGAACGCCTCGGGGTTCGACAGCTGGTAGGTCGACGGGATCGGGGCGCCCGTGGTCGGGCACCACCAGAGCAGCGTGCCGTCGATCGTCATCGCCACAGCAGTGCCGTGGGAGCCCTCGGCCCGCACCGACA